ATGACACCGGAACAAATTCAGGATATTGTGCAGGGGACTATCGCGGCGGCGCTGGACACCGGAGATCTGGTCGCCGGCAACGCGCCTGTCCGCGAAACGGGAGAGATGATGTGACCTGCGAAGTTTTTATCGGTCATTTGTTCCTCGCCCGCGACGTGGCGCATTCGGCGCACCTGAACACACGCTCCTACGCCAAGCATAAGGCGCTGGGCAAGTTCTACGGCGACATCGTGGACCTCGCGGACACGTTTGCAGAGGCATATATGGGCCGTCACGGCCTGATCGGGCCGATTGCGCTCCAGTCAGCCAAGAAGACAAGCAATATCGTGGACTTCCTTGAGGATTCTCTGAAAGACATCGAGGAAATGCGCTATAAGGTCTGTGACAAGGACGAGTCTGCGTTGCAGAACATCATCGACGAGATCGTAGGACTTTATCTGTCCACGCTCTACAAACTCAAATTCCTTGCGTGAGGACATCATGGGCCTTAAAGCGACTACGAACTGCCTTGGATATCAGCAGATTACGAGCCTCAGCTCTGCGACGGGGCTGACGGTCCCGCAGGGGGCGACGCTGGCAGTCATCACGCCGCTGACGCAGGCCATCCGCTGGCGGGACGACGGCACGAACCCGACAGCCAGCGTGGGTATGCCCATCGCTGTCGGAGCGTATTTCAGCTATGATGGCGACCTCAAGAGCATCAAGTTCATCGAACAGACTGCTTCCGCCGAACTGAACATCAGCTATTATGCTTAAAGTCAACACAGGCGACCAAAAGATAGATGTGAACTGGCGGCGCCTGCCGAATGGCACGGGCGAAGGCCCGACTGTCTTTAATATACCGGGAGGCGCAGCGCCTCCACCCGTCGTCTCCAACGGCATCCTGTTGGAGGACAACACGTCGTTTCTTCTCCTTGAAGATAACACAAGCATTCTTCTGCTAGAGGCGTAACATGGCGAACACACGTATTTCCGACCTCACAGCCAGCGCCTCCAATCTGGCTTCTACCGATCTCGCTCCTGTCGTCCAGACGGCAGGTGTTGGCCCGGTGAAAATGACCGGCTTGCAGCTTGCGGGCGGCTTGCTTGGCTCCACCACGTTCAACGGATCGACAGTCACTACCAGCAGCCCCGTCCTGAACCTGACGCAGACGTGGAACGCGGGCGCTGTCACCTTCACCGGCCTGAAGTTCAACGCGACTGACACGGCGAGCGCGAGCGGTTCGCTGCTGCTGGACTTGCAGGTTGGTGGTGCAAGTAAGTTAAGTATTGACAAGTCAGGTTCGCTTATTATCCCAAAAGGGTCATCGACTTCTGCGTCTATTCAATTTACCGGCACAGCAAATTCCGGGATTTATTGCCGCGCGACCTCGCAAATTGACTTTTTGCAAGGTGGTAACATTAAACTTGAGGTCAACGGAAACGCTGTTGTCATCAACAATACAAGTCTCACATTCAACGCGAATGTCGTTACGAACCCAGACGACTGTTGTATGACGCGCGGCGGTGCCGGTTCGTTCAAGTTCGGTAATGATACAAGCTATACGACGAATTTTTTCCTTACTGCTTCCGCCGCCGCCACGCTCCAACTCGGCGCAGCGGACGCAGCCGCTCCCGCCGCGCAGACGTTCAAGGTGCAGTCGGTTGTTGGCTCGACGCCGGGTGCATCTGATGTTGCTGGCGCGAACTTCACGATACAGGGCTCTGCTGGCCGTGGCTCTGGCGCTGGCGGCAGCATCATCTTTCAGGTTGCACCTGCGGGCTCAGCGGGAACAGGGGCGCAGAATGCGTATAGCACGGCGCTGACGATTGCGAGTAATAGGGACGCAACGTTTACGGGAAACATTTTTATACCTGCGGGCGGAACAATTGGAAACGGCGTAAATGTTTTAGCTATTGGCAGCGGAAATATTTACCCAGCGAATGCTGGACTGACAGTGGGAACCGCAGCGGTCCCATTCACATCTCTTTTTGTAACGACAAATGTAGCGTGGAGTAGCGGCGGCACGGCAGACACCATCCTCACCCGCGACGCCGCCAACACGCTCGCGCTGCGGAACGGGGGAACGTCCGGCACGCCTGTGCCGCAAACGTTCCGCGTCTACGCTTTTTATGCGGACGCCAGCAACTATAAAAGATTGGCTTTATTGTCGTCTCCCTATGGAGATAATCGCGTCGAGATAAAAGCGGAAAGTGCAGGAACAGGAGGGACTTCTGATCTTTCTTTGGCGAGTGCGAATGGGCAACTTTATTTTGTTACAAATAGTTCTACGTGCTGGCGTATGGATACCAGCGGCCATTTCCTCGCCGCCGCCGACAACACCTACGACATCGGCGCGAGTGGAACGACCAACCGCGTCAGAACGTTTTACTCTGGCGGCGGCTATTCCGCTGCCGCGCCAACAATAAAAACCGGCAACTATTCTCAAGGAATACACGATTATTCCCTTATCTTCAACGGCAGCGGCTCAATCACGCTGACGCTGCTCGCGGCTGCAACTTACCCCGGCAAAATCCTTTACGTGAAAACAATCGCCGCGCAGACGGTCGTGAGCGCGTCATCCAACGTCAAGCCAATTGATACGGATACGGCTGGCACCGCTATCCTTGCAGCAACAGCGGGCAAGTGGGCGATGCTGCAAAGCGACGGCACTAACTGGGTCATTATGGCGCAGGGTTAACACCAACACACGCGAGGAGCATCGTCCGGCCAGCCTCGCGTGTTCTCCATCTGGTCGGACACTGCTTTGGAGAAAGCAAATGAACATCGAATTGAACAACGACGAAGCCAATGTCCTCATCAACCTGATTGACGTTGCCGTGAAGGCAGCGGGTTTGCAGGCGGCGGAAGCCGGGCTGCACTTCAAGCGGAAGATTGAGGAAGCTGGCAAACCAGCGGCGGCTGAAAGCGAAGAAGGACACGCATAATGGCATTCGTTAACTACGGGGTCGTCAGCCCCACGCTGACGCTGACGGTGCAGATGGAACTGTCGGACACCGACAGCGCCCGCGTCGTGAACTACCTGATGCAGGCGACCTCGTTCGGCACGGTGACGGAGAACGTCCAGAGCGAAGTGCCGAACCCGGCGTGGAGCCCGGATCAACCTGATCCGAACGACCCGCCGCAGTTCATTCTCGTGCAGGAGTGGGTTACGTTCGCCGCGACGCCGCAGGAAGCCGTCATCGCCTACGCCGAGAGCGTCATGAACGACATCGTCAATCAGGCGTATCAGTGGGACAAGCAGCAGGCCGGTCAGGATGCGGCGGACAAGGTCCCGCCGATCACTCCGATCCAGCCGCCGACGCCTATCCCGCCGGTTGCGGAATAGGCGTAAGCGTATTATAGTCAACATTAACCGACTGGCCGGAAAGCTAGGTAAAAATGGAAAATGAACAGGCTGTAGCGGAGATCAGCCCCGCGCCGGAACCGGAAGCTACGGCAGCACCGGTTACTGTTGAGACGACGCCGGAGGAACAGCAGCCTGCAAAATCGTTCACTCAGGAAGAGTTGGACGCAATTGTAAGCAAGCGCCTTGCAAGAGAACAGCGTAAGTGGGAACGAGAGCAAACCCAGAAGCTCGCGGAGTTACAGGCCCAAAAGCCCGTAACCCCTCCTGCGGACCCGAATGATTTTGAGACCGCTCAGCAGTATGCCGAGGCATTGGCTGAGCAAAAGGCTCAGGAGCTTTTGGCGAAGCGCGAGGCCGCAAAGCAGCAGGAAGCTATCGTTGAGGCATATAGAGACCGCGAAGAGGCAATTCGGGACCGATACGACGACTTTGAACAGGTCGCCTATAACCCGAACCTGCCCGTAACGGACTTTATGGCTCAGGCCATTCAGGCGTCTGACATTGGCCCCGAAGTCATCTATTGGCTAGGGTCCAACCCGGCAGAAGCCCGACGGATCTCCGGCTTGCCGCCGATCTTGCAGGCAAAGGAGATCGGTACGATTGAAGCCAAACTGGCTGTCAATCCGCCGGTCAAGAAGACATCATCCGCTCCAGCGCCGATTGCGCCTGTTGCGGCTCGTTCTTCGGGGGCTCCGGCGTATGACACGACGGACCCGAGATCGCTGAAGACCATGACGACTTCGGAGTGGATCGAGGCGGAGCGGCAACGGCAGATCAGGAAGCTGGAAGCACAACGACGCTAAGTCATTGAAAGGACTGGGTAATGAGCAACAGCCTGTTAACAATTGACATGATCACAAGGAAGGCGCTCGAAATCCTCGAGAACTCCCTTGTGCTCACGCGCACTGTCAACCGTCAGTAAACGTAAGTCTAGCTGACGTTAAACCCCGTTAATTGCTGGAAACCCCTTAGAGCCACATGCACCACAGCGTAGTTAGAAATGACAAGCGCGACGGTCTGAAAAGCCTGTGGATTGGGCAATCAGCAGCCAAGCATCTTATCACTTACTGTGATATGATGAAGGTCCAACGACTAGAGCGAAAGCTCGTAGGGCCAAGCGGCCCGAAATGCGGGGTAGATATGAAGCGTGACTTGAAAGAGCGATTCTTCGCAAAGGTGGCGATACGTGAAAACGGATGCCATGAATGGACGGGATGCCTGATGCCTAACGGCTATGGTCAAATCCATAAGGACGGCAAGACTGCCTATGCTCACCGCGTAGCCTTTGAGTTGGCTTACGGCGATCCGGGTCAGGCTTACATCCTTCATTCGTGCGACAACCGTAAGTGTGTGAACCCCGCGCATCTGTTTGCCGGAGATTTTGACGCCAACATGCAAGACATGGTGGATAAGAATCGACAGGCGCACGGAACCCGGAACGGACACGCAAAACTCACGGAAGACCAAGTGCGAGAAATCCGCGCTTTTCGAGGCACGAACCGCGAAATAGCGGCTCAATACGGAGTGACCCCGTCACTGGTGTCTATGATTCGTAGTGGGCGTATTTGGCGTCATATCTAAAGATATAGTCTGACCTGCCGTGAAAGCGGCAGCCGCGCAAGCGGGGGCAGAAGTAGCGATCTGCTTCGAACATGGTGATGACGATTCGTTTGCTGTAGAGGGCGCCAAGATCGGCTCGACCCTCCGCATCCGTCTGCCCGACCGCGCTCTGGTCACGGACGGCGCGGCGCTTCAGGTTCAGGACGACAACGAGCAGTATACCACGCTCGCGGTCTCCAGCCAGAAGCACATCGGCGTCAACTTCACGACCGCCGAGCTGACGATGCAGTTGGACGACTTCGCCGACCGCGTTCTCAAGCCTCGTATTTCGCAGCTCGCCGCTTCTATCGACGCGGACGTCGCGAACAGCTTCAAGTATATCGGCAACTCGGTCGGCACGCCCGGCACGACGCCGGCTACGTCGCTGGTCCTGCTTCAGGCGCAGCAGAAGCTGAACGAGAACGCCGCTGTCATGTCGCCGCGCTACGCGACGGTCAATCCGGCTGCGAACGCCGCGCTGATCGAGGGCATGAAGGGTCTCTTCAACCCGGTCTCGGCCATCTCGAAGCAGTTCAAGAACGGCATGTTCGGTGAAGGCATCCTCGGCTATGACGAGCTGAATATGTCGCAGTCGATCAAGCAGTTCACGACTGGCTCGCGCACCGGCACCGTTACGGTCAACGCGACCGTTTCGACCGAAGGCTCGACGACTGTCGTCCTGACGGGTCTTGGCTCGACGACGATCAAGGCCGGTGACGTGTTCACCATCGCCAACGTCTTCGCCGTCAACCCGCAGACCCGTGAATCGACCGGCTCGCTGTATCAGTTCGTCGCTTTGGCGGATGTCACGGCGTCCACGACGGCTTCGGTCACGGTCCCGGCGATGTATTCGGCCGGTCAGGCGCTCGCCACGGTCGATGCGCTGCCGCAGTCCGGCGCGGCGGTCACGTTCGTTGGCGCTGCTTCGACGCAGTATCCGCAGAACCTGATCTACCACAAGGACGCTATCGCGTTCGCCACCGCCGACCTGCTTATGCCGCAGGGCGTCGATATGGCGTCGCGTCAGGTCCACAACGGCATCTCGCTCCGTATTGTTCGTCAGTATGACATCAATAACGACCGACTGCCCTGCCGTATTGACGTTTTGTATGGCTACAGCGTCATCCGTCCGCAGATGGCCGTCCGTCTTTGGGGCTAACAGATGGGGCTTCGGCCCCATCTCCTTCTCAATTCAAGGAGTTCTGAACCATGGCTATCACTACTCAGGGCGCGTCCTACCCGCTCGAATCCTTTGGCCCGACGCCCCCGCTTTCGCAGGGAACGGGCGGCTATCAGGTTGGCGCCGGCAACGGCGGCGATATGCTGTTCCGCGTCACGCCGGCTCCTGCTACTGCTACGGCGTCGGCCACGCTTACGGCCGATCAGGTCATCACCGGTCTGATCCTTGGTTCGCCGGGTTCGTCGGCGGCGTCGTATCAGCTTCCGACGGTCGCGGCGCTTGAAGCCGCGCTTCCGTCGTCGGCCAAGACCGGCGCGACGATTGACTTCTCGGTTCTCAACGTCGATGGCTCCGGTTCGGGCGTCATTACGCTGACGACCAACACGGGCTGGACGCTCGCGGGTCTCATGACGGTCGTGGCTACGGCCGGCACCGCTCAGTCGTTCCGCGCGCGTAAGACCGGTTCCGGCACCTGGACGCTTTACCGCGTCGCGTAAAAGGAGAAGGCAATGCCTAACACTAAACCTGTCGGCGTTGCCTTCTCTGATCCCGAGCTTGTGAGCGGAACAACCATCACAGGCGCGACGATCAGCGGAGGCACTATTGCTGGCGCTACATCTGTTTCTGCGGCTGACGTAACTACGACGGGCGGCCTTTATCTGAAGTCCGCTACCGTTGCCGCTACCGGCAGCAATCAGGGCGACGCGGCCTCAGTCGCAGACGGCTTTACGCTCGTCTCGGCGGCCGATGGCACCAAGGGCGTTAAACTCCCAGCGGCCGTTGCCGGGCGCACGGTGATCCTAAAGAACAATGCGAACGCTGTTCTGAAGGTTTGGCCGGCTTCGGGCGACGGGATCAACGCCATCACCGTTGACTCTAACTATGTCCTGGCGGCTTATACGTCCTCGCTTTTGGTGGCGTATGACTCCACGACCTGGTATTCTGTCCCGCTTCTGGCGTCCTGATCCAATAGCCCTCCGGCCACAGCCGGGGGGCTTACCACAGGTGGAAAATGGCGGTAATTTATCTGCGGCACCCTAGACACGGGGTAAAAGTCGCGACAATGGATCTCGAAGCCGACTACGACGAACAGAACGGCTGGGAAAGGTTTGAACCTGATGACGACAGCGGGCGAGCAGATCAACGGAGCGTTGCGGCTTCTGGGCGTCCTCGCAGAGGGCGAAACGCCTTCGTCCGAAACGTCTCAGGACGCGCTGATGGCGCTCAACCAGATGCTGGACAGTTGGAACACGGAACGCCTGTCAGTGTTTTCGACGCAGGATCAGGTGTTCACCTGGCCGTCGAGCCAGATCAGCCGAACGCTGGGGCCGACAGGTGACTTTGTCGGCAACCGCCCGGTTCTGGTAGACGACGCGACCTACTTCCGCGATCCGCAGACCAACGTCTCCTACGGCATCAAGATCATCAACCAGCAGCAGTATGACGGCATCGCCGTCAAGACTGTTACCAGCACCTATCCACAGGTGATCTGGATCAACATGACGTTTCCCGACATCGAGATGTATGTCTACCCGGTGCCGCTTCGCGCGCTGGAGTGGCACTTCATCTCGGTCGAGGAACTGTCGCAGCCGGCGACGCTGGCTACATCGCTGACGTTCCCGCCGGGCTATCTGCGCGCGTTTCGCTACAATCTGGCCTGCGAAATCGCGCCGGAGTTCGGCGTCGAGCCCTCGGCGCAGGTGCAGCGCATCGCCATGTATAGCAAGCGCAATCTGAAGCGGATCAATAACCCTGACGATGTGATGTCCATGCCGTATTCTCTGATAGCTACACGGCAAAGATATTCAATTTTTGCGGGTAATTATTGATGAAGTCGCCCATCCTCGGCTCCGGTTACGTCGCCCGGTCGGTCAACGCCGCCGACAACCGGATGGTGAACATATTCCCCGAGATCGTGCCGGAAGGCGGCAAGGAGCCGGCCTTCCTTCAGCGCGCGCCGGGGCTGCGTCAGCTCGTCCAGCTACCGACCGGGCCGGTGCGTGGGCTGTGGACCTATGGCGGTTACGCTTATGCTGTGTCGGGAACCAAACTTTATCAGATCGACTCAAATTGGGCGTATGTTGAAAAAGGGACTGTGGCCGGAACTGCTCCGGTCAATATGTCTGATAACGGCATCCAGCTTTTTATTGCTGCGGGCGCCAACGGCTATATCTACAATGCGAACACCGGCGTATTCGCCCAGATTACAGACCCGGATTTCTACGGCGCCGTAGGTGTCGGATTTCTTGATGGGTATTTCGTCTATAATCAGCCGAATAGCCAAAAATTCTGGGTTACGTCACTTTACGACGGCACGTCGGTCGATCCGCTTGACTTTGCCAGCGCAGAAGGTTCGCCGGACGATTTGGTCACGCTGATCGTTGACCACCGCGAAGTCTGGCTGTTCGGCACGACGTCGGTCGAAGTCTGGTATAACGCCGGATTGCCGGACTTTCCTCTCGCGCGTATTGAAGGCGCGTTCAACGAGATCGGCTGTCAGGCCCCGTATTCGGTCGCCAAGCTGGACAACGCGCTGTTCTGGCTCGGGCGCGACGCCCGCGGTAATGGCATCGTCTATCGGTCCAAAGGCTATACTGGCGTCCGCGTCTCGACGCACGCGGTCGAATGGCAAATCCAGCAATATACGACGCTTGCTGACGCGGTCGCATATACCTACCAGCAGGACGGTCACGCTTTCTATGTGCTGAACTTCCCGACTGCCAATACGACGTGGGTCTATGACGTATCGACCGAAGTCTGGCACGAACGCGCCGGGTGGGAGAACAATCAGTTCACCCGCCACCGCGGCCAGAACCAGATGAATTTTGCGGACGAGATCGTAATTGGCGACTACGTCGCCGGCATCCTCTATGCGTATGACATGAACGTTTATTCCGAAGCGGACACCATCCAAAAATGGCTTCGGTCGTGGCGGGCGCTCCCAACCGGGCAGAATGATTTGAAACGGACGACGCAGCACAGCCTTCAACTTGACTGCGAGTCAGGCGTCGGGCTTGTAACCGGGCAGGGCAGCAACCCGCAGGTCATGCTGCGCTGGTCGGACGACGGCGGCCGTACGTGGTCGAACGAACACTGGAAGTCGATGGGTCAGATCGGTCAATATGGAAAGCGCGTCATCTGGCGGCGGCTTGGCATGACGACCAGGATTCGTGACCGGGTCTATGAGGTGTCGGGAACGGATCCGGTCAAGATTGCGATCATGGGCGCTGAACTCATTCTGAGCCCGACCAATGCCTGAAAATATTACCCGCATCCCGGCCGCGCGCGTCCCGCTGACGCCTACAGAGCTGATAACGCGCGAATGGTATCGGTTCCTCTATAATCTCTATGCTATCCTTGGCAGCGGATCGCTCCGTTACGGCACGTTCTATGACACAACGGATCAAACTGCTGCGGCCATAAACACGGCCTACGCTATCACGTTCAACAATACTGACCTGTCGTCCGGCGTTTATCTCGGCGCGCCTACTTCCCGAGTATATGTAGACAGACCGGGGGCCTACAACTTTCAATTCTCGCTTCAGCTTGAAAGCACCAATGCGTCGGCAAAACAGGTCTATATCTGGCCTCGCGTCAATGGCGTGGATGTTCCTGATTCGGCTACCAAAATCTCAATGAGCGGATCAAACTCAGCCTATGTCGCAGCGTGGAATTTTGTGATAAGGATGAACACAGGCGACTATTTTCAGCTTATGTGGGCGACCAGCGACACAAACGTCCAGATACTTGCAGACCCGGCTACGGCCTTCTGTCCGGCCATTCCTTCGGTCATTCTGACCGTGACGTGTAATATAGGTGAATAATGGCAGCCCTTACTCCCACCGCCAAGATGCAGTTTTTTAAGGCCGACGGCGTTCCGTTGGTCGGCGGAAAGCTCTATACCTATACGGCCGGCACGACGACGCCGCAAACAACCTACACAGACAGCTCGGGCGGCACGGCCAACACCAACCCGGTCATCCTGGACAGCCGCGGCGAGGCCAACATCTGGCTTGGCGGCGCTACTTACAAGTTCAAGCTGGCTGACGCCAATGACGTTGAGATCTGGACCGTAGACAACATCTCCGCGCCTACGTCCGGGGTCTCTCCGGCGCTGTCGGGCAACGTCACGATTGACACCAACTCGTCCAGTCCGGCGCTGAAAATTACGCA